CTGATGGTAAGCTAACAGCTAAAGGAGAATCTAGAAATCGCATGACAGCAGAGGAAAGAGCATTGGATAGAGCCGGTGAAACCTCAGCATCGGCTACATATAACCCAAAAACTAACAGAGTTACAAAAAATACATAAGAAATGGCAATAGCACAAGCATATCCAATAAGTACACCTAAAACAAACGACTTACTGATTGGTACATCGACACCTACGGCTAATACAGATGAAGATCTAAAAACCGTAAACTTTTCTGTAGGCAGTATAACTTCTTTAATTGCTGATGAAATACCACAAGGCGTACCAGGTCCAGCAGGGCAAAATGGAGCTCCTGGCGCGAATGGAAGCAATGGTACAAATGGAACAAACGGAACTAACGGAGCGGATGGGGCAAACGGAGCACCTGGTGCTAATGGAGCAGATGGTGCTAACGGACAAGATGGAGCTCAAGGTCCTGCCGGTGCAGATGGAACATCTATAGAAATACAAGGAACTAAACCTACTGTGGCTGATTTACCCGCAACAGGTAATACAGTTGGTGATTTGTGGATTATAGATCAAACCGGTGGTGGTGCTACAGCTGGTGATGGTTATGTTTGGACTGTAGGAAACACTTGGTTAAACATTGGACCTTTAAGAGGACCTCAAGGAATTCAAGGTGCAACAGGCACAAATGGAACGAATGGTACGAACGGTACAGATGGCGCTGATGGAGCGACTGGTCCCGCTGGTGCAGACGGCGCGGACGGCGCAGACGGTGCGGACGGAGCTAATGGAGCTCCCGGAGCTACTGGCCCTGAAGGACCACGAGGCTTACAGGGTGTAAAAGGAGATACAGGACCAGCTGGAGGAGTTAACACAATAACTGCAGGTAATAATATAACTGTAGATCCTATTACAGGGCTTGGAAACGTTACTGTTTCTGCGCCAAATGCAATTGTAAACACAACTGACGTTGGGTTTACGCCTCCTATAGTAAGTTACATAGTATCGCTATCACAGGGACAGTATAATGGCCTAGTGAGTAATCCACCAATTACATTTGCTAACACGCTTTACGTAATAATATAATATGTCAGATTTAAAACTAAATGGTGTTACTCCAGACGGTATAGGTAAAATAAAGCTAGGTAGCGCTGACGTGCAGAAAGTGTATAGTGGTAGTACACTAGTTTGGCCTATATCCTCACCTCCTGAGCCATGTACGGGTTATTTATTTGCTGACAAAGCTGAATTACAAACAGCAGTGAATTTATGGGTTTCAGATGAAGCCTCGGCAATTGCAACTTACGGTCAAATAAACACGTGGTGTACTGGAAATGTAACTGATATGGGCGGATTATTTTCTACTCTACCTACTTTCAATGATGATATTTCAAATTGGAACTTAAGTAATGTTACCAACACAGCCTCTATGTTTTTTCAAACATCATTTAATCAAGACATAAGTTCTTGGGATGTGAGCAGTGTTACTGGTATGAGTTCTATGTTTGAATTGAACTCATCGTTTAATCAACCACTTGATTCTTGGAATGTGAGTAGTGTGACTGATATGAGAGAGATGTTTCAAGATGCAAGCGCGTTTAATCAACCACTTGATTCTTGGGATGTGCGTAACGTGACCAATATGAGAGCTATGTTTGATGGAGCATCTGCATTTGATGGTAATATAAGTTCTTGGGACGTGAGTAATGTTACCAATATGAGTGCTATGTTCCAACGTGCCAGCGTATTTGATCAAAACATCGGTACTTGGAATGTGAATAGTGTGACTAATATGGGTTTTATGTTTAATGCAGCAACTTTATTCAACCAAGATTTAACAAATTGGTGTGTTACAAATATTACTTCAGAACCAATCGGTTTTAGTTATGCCTCAGCACTAACAACAGCTAATAAACCTGTTTGGGGAACCTGTCCTCCATGATAAATAAAATAAAAAAATATGGCAATAATATATAGTTACCCTTTAAAAACAACACCACTAGGTAAAGACCTATTGATTTTAACAGATTCTGCAGTAAAGTCTAGAAACGCAACTAGATCACTTACTATAGATAGTCTAGCATCGTATATAGTAGGTAATTACCCGGGATCTCCTATAAATGGATCAGGTACTTTTAATACAATACCTCTTTGGACGCCAGACGGTAAAACACTAGGTAATTCTAGCATTAAGCAGGCCGAAAATGGAGATGTTGCAGTTGGAGTCAATTTAATCGTAGTAGACGATTTGAGCGTTGAAGGTGAGATTGATGTTGACAATATTATAACTGTAAACGGGAGTGGTGATAGCGTGTTTAATAGCACTGTGACTTTTAATAATAATATCAGCATTTACGGGGATACAGTGTTTGAGGGTGAAGCAAACTTCCAATCCAGCGTAACGGATCAAACTAGCAGCCCTGGAACAGCAGGTCAAGTATTGAGTTCGACTGGAACTAATGTAGAGTGGGTTGATGCTGCTGAAGGTACTGTTTTAGGATCTGGCACAAGCCCTTATTTACCGTATTGGTTGGATGGTAAAACGCTAGGTGATTCACCTATCGCTTGGGCTCCAAATAATCAACCTATACCTAAACTAGGAATTGAAACAAATGTATCTATTACGGGTATAACAAATTTTAGAGATGATATAATTGTGGAAGAAGCCCTTTTAGCCCCTGATAATACCACTCCAGGTTCCAACACTCCAGGTACTTCTGGTCAAGTGTTGACTTCTACAGGAACTAATGTAGAGTGGGTTGACCCAACAGACGTAGTGTCTGGATCAGTTGCTACGTTAATACCGTATTTAACAGATGCAACGCCAGGTGGATCTGAAACTTACACCGCGTTAAACAATATTGTTGAAATAGGTTGGTTAGGTGCTACTGGTATATACGTGATAGATCTACCATCTGCAGCTACAACACCGTATAGAGTTATTAGATTTGTAACAAACGGAACTTATCCAGGTGGAGGTTCTCATAAAGTGAGATTCACAGCAGCTGGAACAGAAACTATAGACGGCGCGGCGTATTTTGAAATATCAAAAACGTATGAAGGCTTAAGTATATGGTCTACAGGCACCGAATGGATTGTTATACAAGCTAAGGCACATTAACAAGTAAAAACACTATAAAACGAGTAATAATAGCCATATGCTATAAGGCATAAAACCAATGTCAATTTTAAAACCAAAACCAATGACACTTTTTTACCAGACTGAATCGTGGAGTAGTCACCCACAACCAGGCAAAAGCCAAGTTAAACTATGGAAACACATAGCTAACAAAGAAAACTGGAGAATTGTCCAGCTTATTAATGGATTTTACCAAACAGAGTACCAAGACATCAAAGATCCAGAAAACTGGCATGATGTAACCAGGCGTGAAACTTTAGAAGGAGCTGAAACAGCTATCGACCAAACAGTAGCGCACTATTTAAAGAAAGTTGAATTTATCGACGGACCTAAAGTAGTAAAGACCTTTAAATAAACCACACTCAATTAAATTAAATTAAATCAAATATGGACGCAATTGTCAAAAACCTTAACTTCGGTGAAGACGCCAGAGTTAACGTATTTAAAGGAATAGAAAAGCTCACAAAAGCTGTTAGCTCCACTTTAGGAGCTAGCGGCAAATGTGTGATGCTTGAGGATAATACTGGAAAACCAATCATTACAAAAGACGGTGTTACAGTAGCAGATTCAATAATCTTGCGAGATCCTGTGGAAAACATGGGTGCTACACTTTTAAAAGAAGCAGCAAGAAAGACAGTGAGAGAAGCAGGCGACGGCACAACCACAGCCACAGTCTTGGCTCACGCTATATTAACTGAAGCTTATAAGGTTTCAGATAAAACAAATTCAAGAGAATTAAAAGAAGGTATTAACAAGGCTGTAGAAAAAGTAATTACTTACTTAGAATCTGCTTCAGTACCTGTAGAAGGCGGTATGATCGATCAAATCGCTACTATATCTACAAATAACGATCCAAAGCTAGGCAAGATTATAGCCGACGCTTTTAGAGCTGTGGATAACACAGGAATTGTAATGATGGAAACCTCAGCAGAGGGTAAAACAGAAGTCGAGGTTATAGACGGCGTTCAATATGACAAAGGTCTTACAAACTCGCACTTTATAACTAACAACCAAAACAAGTCAGCTGAACTTGAAAACGCATTAGTATTACTAGTTGAATCACCTATTGATACAATTAGGCAGATTCAATCAGTGCTAGAGCACGTAATAAAAAACAACAAACCTTTGCTGATTATCGGCGACTTAGAACAAGGTGTTTTATCTGCTTTAGCTATGAATAAAAACAAAGGTAATATTAAAGTTAATGTAATCAATGCACCGACTTATGGTATTAGCAAAAAAGAAGTTTTAGATGATTTAGCTTTATTAACTGGAGCTACTATTATAAATGAAGACCTAGGTGACGATATGGATTTAATCCAAGTGGAACATTTAGGTAATTGCTTAAAAAGTGTTACAACACATGAAGAGACTATTCTTCAATTTGGAGACTCTTCACAAGAAGTTTTAGATATTATAGATGAGATTAAAAATGAGTTATCAAAAGATAACCCACCTCATAAAGTAATTAAACTTGAAAAAAGATTAGCAATGCTAGCCGCTAAAATAGCGATTGTAAAAGTAGGTGCTAATTCTGATATTGAATTAAAAGAAAAAACAGATAGGGTCGAAGATGCTATCTGCGCTACAAAAGCTGCTATTAAAGAAGGTATCGTTCCTGGAGGTGGTATAGCGCTGTTAAACGCTGCAAAGAATATAGTACCAAAGTCAGACGGTGAAAGATTGCTCTTAGAAGCAATTAAAGCGCCATTTAAGACAATACTAGAAAACGCTGGTATAACAGACGTAGAGCTGCCAAAAGCTAAAGGAAGAGGTTTAAATGTGGTTACAGGAAAAATGGTAAATATGATAAACTCAGGTATTATTGACCCTTTACTAGTTACCAAGAGCGCTCTTCAGAATGCAGCTTCAGTAGCGACAACTATATTATCAACTGATTGTGTAATCAACAACTTAAGAGTAGAAGATGAAAGCAATAGGTAGAAACTTAATAATAGAAAAAATAAAAGAAGGAACCACCGAAACAAAAGGTGGTTTACTTCTTGCAGAAAACCAACGTGAAGATATCCGTTATACTGAAGCCAATGTATTGTCAGCTGGTGAACAGGTTGAAGGATTAAAAGAAGGAGATAGAATCTTCTTTGACAGACACGCTGGGCATAAGATAGAAATAGACAAAAAAACATATCACGTTATTAAAGCGCAAGATGTAGTTGTTGTTTTATGAAAAGGCTAGACGCAGATGACATAAAAAATATGAATCTGTTTAAACATTATCGTATAATACGTAAATGGGCTTGCAGAAACAACGACCTTAACGATGCCGATCTAGAGTTATTGATATACTTAGATTGCATGGATATGTTTACAAAAAAAGATTTCGAAGCTGGTAGTTATTCCTATAGTTGGGATAACCGCCGCTGGAATCGTTTATTAAAAGAAGGTTGGATAGTTGTTTGGAGAAAAAGAAATAGAACAACTCAAAAGTATCATATATACAAAACATCGTTTAAGTGTAAGCATTTAATCAAGCATATGTATAGAATTATACTAGGTCAAGATGACTTGCCAACTAGCAATCACAGAAACAGTATTATGAAGGGTAAGACGTACACTGATAAAGTTCTTATAACTTCTATTAAAAACGTCAATAAAGATAAAAACAGATAAAATGAAAGGTAAGAATTACGATTACAAAGAAGCTTACAATAAAAACCTAACAGCTAAAGCTAGGCTTCATTATCTTGAAAACGCTAGAAACGATCAAGATAGTCCTAACAATATGTGTTCACCAGCTCACTATGGTGACTCACCTTTAAATCAATTTGGTTCGCTAGCTTCAATAGCTTCGGGTTTCGCTAACCAACCCAACCAACAACCAACAGGTACCACAGGAGGTGCTTTGTCAAACGCAATGGCTAGCGTAATGAACACTGGTCAAACTCCAAGCGCTACTAGTACAACTAGTGGAGCTTTAGCTGGCGCAACACCTAATGCTGGTATGTTGAGCGGGGTTAATACTCAAGGTGGTGGAGATGTGGAAAGTAGAATAACAGCGCTAGAACAAAACGCTCCTTCAAACACTTTAGGTAATGCTAAGCCAGTTTTTAACAGTCAAGCACAACAAGCCGCTCAAGGTATCTACGGAAGCGTTAATCAAAGACAAAGCGCTTTGTGTCAAAGAATTAGCACACCAGATAATAATGAGCCAACTACTTACCACGATAGATTAAACTTTAAAGGACAGACCCAGAGTCAGATAATAAACGAAGCAGATATGTCAAATAGTATTGAACGAAGCAAGCTTGTGAGAGATTCTATCAAAGAAGCAAATGAAAAAATAGATAAGGCTATATATAATCTTAAAAATCCAAAAACGAAAGCGAAAGAAAGTAAAAAATATATAAAAATATGAAAAACATTAAGCAACTAAAAGTAGATTTAGCTGGTCAAGTAGGTGAAAATGCTATTTGGGACGGACCACTTAGTAAAGAAGGTTTTCCAATGGGTAAAGGTTCTAGTTCTGGAATTACAGGATTAGAAGTATCTAAATACCCATGTGAATACAAGGGAGGACCAATTACACAACGCGCTAAAGTGTATAAATAATATGAGCTCACCATTCCAACAAAAGTTTATGGCTAAAAATCCTACAAAAGGATTTACATTAGACCAACTAAAAAAAGCTTCAGATAAGGCTGAAAAGCAAATGAAAAAAAGCGCGGCTATCTTACCTCAAGTAGAAGGACAAGGTAATCCTGATTATGAGTCCAAAGATGAGCAGAAGTTCGCTGGAGATGATACTTATACTTATGGAAAAAAAGATGATTCACCACTAAACGCTTACGTTTCTACAGCTGGTCATTTTCAAAGATTACAAGATAATATAGCCGCAGCTTTCACGCCGACCAAAGGCGCTAAAACAAAAGCTGAAAAAGAAACTGAGTTCAAAGGTGAAACTGAAAAAATTTCAGAAAACCTAGAAGAAACAACCAATAAAGAGTTTAAAGGTTTCAAAGACGGTGAATACCAAGTGCCTAGTTTTTCAGATATCCAAAAAAATCAAGCTGGTGAAAACTATTTTAAAAGATTTGGACAATAAAACAAAGAGGACTGTGCAAACATAACAAAAACTAATAACAAAAACAAAAACTAATAACAAAAAAAAACAAAAAAAATGGCATTATTAAAATTTACAAATGTAGCCTCTAGCTTTCAAGGAGGTGTACCAATAGTATTAAATGGCGAAAATCTTATATCGATATACGCTGATGATATTGAAACGAGTTGTTTAGTAGTAAACTTAAACAGCGAAGCTAGCCGAGCTCTAGGAGGGCAAAAAAACGTAGGTTCTTTCCTTTTAACACAAGACGCTTATTATAGTGAGTTTGCTAAAGAAGTAAACGAAGCTATAACAGCAGCTCCTAGCGCTAGTGTTATTCCAATACACACGACTTCGGAAATTTCATCATTCTCTTACCTTAACTAAAAAAATAAAAAATGAAACTATTAAAACTTACAAACGTAGCGCCTGATTATAAAAGCGGAGCTCCTGTCGTTATTAATTTAGATAACATTACAAACTTTGTAGCTGCTAACAACTTTGGGATTAGAATATACGCCACAACGTCTACTAAAGACTCATTGGGTGATGACGTAAACACTGGATTTTTAAGCGTAAACTCCGGACAAGCAACTAACGCTGACGTTGAGCAAATGCTAGCTGAAATACAAGATGCTATAACGGCTGCTCCTGGAGGTAGAGTTATAACACTTCACACTACGTTAGAGATTTTTGACTATAATTTTAGTGCGTAATTAAAACTAATCAATCTTGCGGGCTTAAAAACTCGCAAGGTTTTTTTAATTAAATTATATGAAATCAAAAGGGTTAGGTGATACAATTGAGAAAATAACTAAAGCTACAGGTGTAAAAGCAGTTGTAGAAAAAGTATCTGAATTAACTAAAAAACCCTGTGGTTGCATAAAAAGAAAAGAAGCGCTTAACAAAGCATTTCCTTATAAAAAATAAATATGGCTTTTAAACTAAACAACCCTCCTTTCCACATGGACAACACTCCAATATATCGAGTAGATATGGAAGATGGTGTTATGGGAAAAGCTAATAATAATGGTTCTATAACCATAAATAAAGATTTACATCCGGATCAAGTTGAAGATGTAGTTGCTCACGAAAAAATTCATTTAGAACAAATGGATAGAGGTGATCTAGATTACGACGATAAATACGTATACTGGAAAGGTAAAAAATATTCACGAGCTCAAATGCAAGAAGGTGCTAAAAACCTGCCTTGGGAAGCTGAGGCTTATAGAAGATCATAATGAAGACATCTAAGACAGGTTATTTAAAAAACAGTCCTGATGTTAACAAGCCTCAAAACATCATACAAGGAGGCAATATAACAATGAAAGGAGTCGAGTTTAAAGTACTAGGTACTGACGACCGAGGATATACAAAAATAATGTACCCAGGATATGATTATAAATTTCCTGGTGCGAAATACGTAACAGAAAAACCAATTAAAAAATAAAAAAAAATGAAACCATTTACAAGTAAACATTCAATTGCAGCAGGATCACCAGTTCATATGGGAGGATCTGGAAAAAGTCCACTTTATCAAGATACAAGAAGCGGAAAATACATCTCTAATGGTAGTGATGTTAAAATTGAAGCAGACACAGGTAGAGTAGTACGTGGCGGAGGATATCTAAATGGAGCATATATCCCTAAAAATGCAGATCAAAAAGCTTCTGATTGGGATCAAGATCCTAGAAATACAAAAGGTTCTGAACATAAGAGAAGATATAAAGCAAGACAAGAGAAGGAGTTTAATAAACCTGAAAATGTAGCTAAAAGAGAAGCAAATAAGGCAAGATTAGAGGCCGCTAGAAAAGCTAAACAAGAGAGAGATAAGAAAAAAGGTTAAAAAATAAACATTAGTAATTATGTGTAATTATAATATTATAACAATTAAATTTAATATTATGAAAAAACTACTTATTACATTAGCTTTATTTTTTACAGTACTAACTTCTAAAGCTCAAGAAGCATTTGAAGGCGTTTGGGTTATGGAAGGCTCGTCATATAAAACGGTTATGTTAGCTAGCGATTACGCTGTAGTTAAAATTATTAATTATAGTTTTAAAGAAGATGCTACACTTAATGAGGTTATACTAAGCCAAACAGATACTACTATGACTACTTCAATATATAACCCAAGAAATGGTTATACTATTGGGATGTATTATACTATTGTAGACGAAGACACTTTACAGTGTGTTTTTACAGGAGATGAAAACAGTACTGTTCTAATGAAAAGAGAATAAATGAAAAAAATAATTCAATGGCTATCAGGTGGCGTTATCAAGGAAATTGGCAACGTCATCGACAAGCTTACTACGACCGAAGAAGAAAGGTTAGAAGTAAAGAAGCAAATACAACAGATATTAGAAGACGCAGATACTAAAGCTCAATTAGAGGTTAGTAAACGTTGGGAAGCAGATATGAAGTCTGATAGTTTTTTAAGTAAAAACATTAGACCAATGATCTTAATATATCTAACTGTAATCTTTACGTCTCTAGCTTTCTTTGATGGTAATATCGGTGAGTTTGGACTAGCTAAAGAATATATACCAATATTTCAAACATTGCTAGTAACCGTATACGGAGCCTACTTCGTGGGTAGAACTTGGGAAAAAGCAAAATCAATAACAAATAAATAAAAAACTATGGGACAATACGGTAACCAACCGGACTTCGCAACAAGAGCAGTAACGGCAACACCAACAGATACTATATCATCAGCAACTAAACTGAACTCAGCTGCGTTATACGTTGGCGTGGGTGGAGATTTGTCAGTAATAATAGCAGGAACTGCAAACCCAACATTAGCTGACGCTGTGGTGTTTAAAGGGATTGTAGCAGGTTCTTTTATACCTGTAATCGTTGACTATGTACTAGCTACTGATACTAGTGCTAGTGAAATTATAGCGTTATACTAGAATGAGCTGGTACGCAAATGGTATGGGTATACCAATGATACCTCAAAGTGGAGGTGGTCCAATACCTAGCGGAGATAGAATTTTATCAGAAAATGGAGATTTCATTCTGTCTGAAAATGGCGAGTTTATGGTAATAGAATAAAAAAAAATATAAATGGCAAACATTAAGTTTTCAGAATTCACAGAGCAATCAGATCCAGCTAATGTGGAATTCGTAGTAGGTTACAATGGATCAGACAATGTAAGAATCTCACCAGATAGCATAGGAGCACCTAACATAATACCCGCAGCTGAAGGCGAGGTGACTTCAAATACCACTACTGGTGTTCCTTTCCCTATTAGCAGTATAGATACAAATAATAACTACACAAATGTAGTTAATCCAAGCACGTATTTTTCTATAGGTGACATATTTAACATTAAGTTCAATGGAACAGTGTTAAGTGATTTATACACCGTTACGAGAATGCCTCCTCCACCGAACCAGTTTGGTAGCAACAGTTGGATTCAAACATCGCCCACTAATGTTAATATGCTGTCAGAACTTCAAGCTTTAGGTTGGTCAAACGGCGATCAAGTGGAGAAATTATCATTCCAAACTACATTAAGTTTTCAAACTCAAAATGGCGTTGAGTATATTACATCTGAAGGTGTTATTTTTGAAGGTAACGGGACTAATCTAGTTGGTATACCTGGAGCAGTTGGCACTAAAGTATATTTGAAAAAATTTGCATTAGTAAACGGCGGAGAACCTGCGTATGACTATGTCACTGGCTTGAGCAATAACGGAACAGTTTTAGTAAAAGATCCAGTTTCTGGAAACTCTGGAATTAAATCAACTTTCGACTTCGATAGACAAGCTGGCTACACTCTTGGAAAAAATGCAATAGACTTAACACAAAGTAGTAATCTTGTAGATTCTGGAGCCACTAGTGAAATGAGTTTCGCTGTTGGCGGTAGAGCTAAAGCTTCTGGCTTCAGATCTATCGCTATAGGTTATCAAGCTTCCGCAACAAGTTCAAATTCCACTGCAATAGGCTCGTACACAAACGCAGATGGTGGATTTAGCAGCGTGTTAGGTTATGGCTCTACAGCTTCTAATAGTTACTCTGTAAGTATTGGTTTTGGTGCTAATTCATTAGCTAATTATGCAACCAGCTGTGGTAATTCCCTTAATAATTATTCACAGTACTCAACTGCAGTAGGTAGATATAACGATTCATCTATAACTGATGTGGTTTTTCAAGTTGGCTCTGGTTTTAATTCTTCGAACAGAAGAAACTCACTAGAAGTTGATAATGACGGGTATGTTAGGCTTCCACTTATTCAAGATTATGTAGATGATGCTACAGCCGCAGCGAATGGCGTTCCAATTAACGGCGTTTACAGGACAGGTAGTGTGTTGAAAATAAGAGTAGTTTAAATATATAAAAATAAAAAAATGAGTTGGAAATTATTAGACATGGAACACAAAACAAGCGATGGATTTGTTTTAACAGTTGTAAGCGAGTATTGTTTTACCTATGAAGAAGGTTCTTCTCAAAGATCTTTTGTATCTGAATTTACAGATAACGTAGGTCCGGATTTCATTCCTTACGAAGAACTAACAGAGGAAATAATACTTAGTTGGGTTTTTGAAGATTTAGGGGCTGAGACAGTTGCTGAGACGGAGTCAATAGTAGAAGCAGAGGCTATAGCTAACAATGAACTTATAAATAATCCAGTGTTAGAAAATGGCTTTCCTTGGCAGTAAATAGTAATTACAGTTGAAAAAGTGTAAATATATTATTATAAACAATTAAATTAAATTAAATGAGTAAAATTACAGAAGAACAATTAAAAAAAATCAACGAAGACCAAGATAACTTGATAAAGTTGGTTAACCAAATAGGTTTGATAGAAACCCAAAAGCACGGTCTTTTACACGAAGTGGCTGGGGTTAATAGAAAGGTAGAGGAATTTAAGTCAGAATTGGAGAAAGAATATGGACCAATTAACATAGACTTAGAAACTGGCAAGTATGAGGTTATCAGTAAAGAAGAGGAATCTAAACTAACAAAAGCTTAGAATGTCTTCGGTTGTAAGAAAAATAAGTATTGGTTCTGACTACAAGAATGACGCTATGCATTATTCTGTAGGTCAACAAGTTTATGGAGGTCACGAGATCTCACACATACTTCTTAACGAGTCTGATAACTCTTACAATATTCACATTAAGAAAAACAACGAGGTAATGCCATGGAAGAAATTCAATTCTCACATGGCAATATCCGTTGAATATGACTTAGAGTATTGAAAGCTTTATATGACTTTATAGTAGAACCATTAGGTGAAAAATACAGTAATAAAATAACAATAGCCGGTAAGGAGTTAGTTGTAAATACAAAGATTGAAGATTTCAAGTTTGTTAATAGACTAGCTAGAGTGGTAGAGACACCTCAGGCTTTTAATACTGATATTGATGTTGGTGATATAATTGTTATACACCAAAACGTGTTTAGAGTATTCTATGACATGAAGGGAAGAAAAAAGAAAAGTAGATCTTGGTTCAAAGATGAGTGGCATTTTTGTGCTATAGATCAAATTTACTTATATAATAAAGGTGACAAATGGAAGTCTTTTGGAGACAGATGTTTTGTTTCACCGATAAAAAATACAGAGTCTTTAACGCTAGATAAAGAAAGAAGCCTTGTTGGTATATTAAAATATGACAATAGCTCCTTAAATGCGCTAGGAATTAACTCAGGAGACTTAGTTGGTTATACGCCAAACGGAGAATGGGAGTTTTTAATTGACGGAAAAAGATTATACTGTATGAAATCTAATGATATCGTAATTAAATATGAATACCAAGGAAACGAAGTTGAACATAATCCAAGCTGGGCAAAAAGCAGTTGAGGAATTAATCAAGGTGGCTAAAGAAGCTATTGTTGATTCAGATGACGATATATCAGCAGATAGATTAAAAAATGCTGCAGCTACAAAAAAACTAGCTATATTCGATGCTTTTGAAATATTGAATAGAATAGAAGCTGAAGAGAACTTGTTGAACGAAAAACCTGTAGAAGTAAAAGAAGAAAAGTCTTTTAGAGGATTTGCAGAAGGGAGATCTAAATAATGTACAAGCAAACTTTATATAAAGTATTAGAAGACCATATAAAACCTAAAGTTCTTAAAAGAACTAATAGGTATAAGAAGTGGGAGTACGGTTACAACCAAGAACACGATATGGTTGTTATAAGTAAAACCGGAGAAATAGGTGAAATTTATGAAATACAAGATTTAAAAATAGCTTTGCCAAAAGCTGAAAATGTACATACATTTGAAGATGACAGGTGGAAGCACACTGAGTACCCAAAGGAACTTAATAAAATCAAATCAGTATTTGATTGGGAAGAATACCCTTTGGACTTTAAAGAAAAATGGTATGATTACATTGATGAAGAATTTAATAGAAGAGAACAAGGCTTTTGGTTCTATAATAAGGGCTTGGCTACTTACATTACTGGTACTAACTATATGTACTTGCAGTGGAGTAAAATTGACGTCGGGCAGCCAGACTTTAGGGAATCAAACAGATTATTCTACATATTCTGGGAAGCTTGTAAAGCCGACCCGCGCTGCTACGGGATGTGCTACCTTAAAAATAGACGGTCAGGTTTTTCATTTATGGCAAGTGGGGAAACAGTTAACCAAGCAACAATATCTACAGATGCACGCTTTGGTATACTCTCGAAATCTGGACCCGATGCAAAGAAGATGTTTACTGACAAAGTTGTCCCGATATCAGTCAACTATCCATTCTTCTTCAAACCAATACAAGACGGTATGGACAGGCCGAAAACAGAGCTCGCGTACAGGGTACCCGCGTCCAAGTTCACAAGGCGTAAACTCGACTCCAACGAAAAGCTACAAGAGATCACCGGGCTTGACACGACCATCGACTGGAAGAACACAGGGGACAACTCCTATGACGGGGAGAAACTAAAACTACTAGTACACGATGAAAGTGGAAAGTGGGAGAGACCAACCAACATATTAAATAACTGGAGGGTTACAAGAACTTGTTTAAGACTAGGTTCAAGAATTATAGGTAAGTGTATGATGGGATCAACATCTAACGCTTTGGATAAAGGAGGAGATAACTTTAAAAAACTTTACAATGATTCAGACGTTACACAAAGAAACGCCAATGGACAGACTCGCTCAGGACTCTATTCTTTGTTCATACCTATGGAATGGAACTACGAAGGCTACATTGATTCTTATGGCTTTCCTGTATTCAACACACCAAAAAAAGAAGTAGCAGGTCCTTTTGGAGACGCTATAACGCAAGGTGTTATAGAATACTGGGATAATGAAGTAGAAGGGTTAAAGAACGATCAAGACGGTTTAAATGAATTTTACAGACAGTTTCCGCGTACAACTAAACACGCGTTTAGAGATGAGTCTAAAGAATCTTTATTTAACTTGACAAAAATATACGAGCAAATAGATTTTAATGAAGATCTTAAAAACTCAATAAATGTTACTCAAGGAAGTTTTCAGTGGCAGAACGGGGAGAAAGATACAAAAGTTATATTTGTTCCAAATAAAAGCGGGAGATTCAGAGTTTCCTGGATTCCACCTTTAAATCTACAAAATCGTGTGATAATAAAGGGTGGACTGAAATATCCAGGTAATGAACACTGTGGAGCTTTTGGCTGTGATAGTTATGATATATCAGGCACTGTTGATAAGAGAGGATCAAATGGATCTTTGCATGGACTCACTAAGTTTAGTATGGAGGACGTGCCTCCAAATCATTTCTTTTTAGAATATATAGCTAGACCACAAACCGCCGAAATATTTTTTGAAGATGTTCTAATGGCTTGCGTGTTTTACGGAATGCCAATACTAGCAGAGAATAACAAACCTAGATTATTATACCATTTTAAAAGAAGAGGTTATAGACGCTTCTCTATAAACAGACCAGATAGAAAATATAACAAACTATCAGTAACAGAAAAAGAATTAGGTGGAATACCAAATTCAAGTGAAGATATAAAACAAGCACACGCTGCTGCAATTGAATCTTATATAGAATCATACGTTGGTTTAAAAGAAACTGGATATGGTGATATGTATTTTCAAAGAACACTAGAAGACTGGGCTAAATTTAATATAAACAACAGAACAAAGCATGATGCTTCTATTAGTTCTGGTTTAGCTCTAATGGCTTGCAACAAACACAGATATGCTCCGTCTAACCCAGTTAGAAGAGAAGCTGTAAATTTAGGTATTAAAAAATATGACAATAATGGTGTCACATCAAAAATTATAAGTTAAATGGGTATATACACTAACACTAATAGCGCTTTTCCAAGCCAAGTAGTAAGCGATGCTGAAAAAGCTAGCTGGGAATACGGAACTCAAGTTGCTCAAGCAATAGAGTATGAGTGGTTTGACCAAGGCAGAACTGGAGGTAATAGATACTTAACAAACTGGAATAATTTCCACTCGTTAAGACTATACGCTAGAGGTGAACAACCCGTGCAGAAATATAAAGATGAATTATCTATAAACGGTGATTTGTCTTATCTTAATTTAGACTGGAAGCCTGTACCTATTTTATCTAAGTTTGTAGACATTGTAGTTAATGGTATATCACAAAAGTCTTATGACATTAAAGCTTATTCTCAAGATCCTAGCTCGGTAAAAAGAAGAACTGAATACGCTAGCAAGCTTCAAGAAGATATGGTAGCTAAAGAATACTTAGACAACCTAAAGCAAACGCTAGGCATTGACTTACATCAATCACCAAGTGGAATCACAGTCCCAGAATCTAAAGAAGAGCTAGAATTGCATATGCAACTTAGCTACAAGCAGTCAATTGAAATAGCAGAAGAAGAAGCTATATCAACTGTGTTTGCTCAAAACAAATACGATCTTGTAAGACGTAGATTAAATATGGATCTTACAACAATCGGTATTGCAGCTGGTAAAACTAATTTTAACACAGCTGAAGGAATTACTGTTGATTACGTCGATCCAGCTTACATGGTTCACTCATATACAGAAGACCCAAACTTCGAAGATATATACTACGTAGGCGAAGTAAAGTCTATAACAATACCAGAGCTTAAAAAAGAGTTCCCTGGTATATCAGAAGAAGAGTTAAAGAGAATACAAGGAACACCTGGTAACAGACAATACATAACTGGTTGGGGTAATTACGACGAAAACACTGTACAGGTTATGTACTTTGAATATAAGACTTACCACAATCAAGTATTTAAAATAAAGCAAACAGATTCAGGATTATTAAAAGCTTTGGAAAAACCAGATACGTTTGATCCACCTGAAAATGACAACTTTGAAAGAGTATCTAGGTCAATAGAGGTCTTATACACCGGAGCTAAAGTTTTAGGAACTAATACTATATTAGACTGGAATCTAGCAGAGAACATGTCTAGACCAATGGCAGACACAACTAAGGTTGAAATGAACTACACAATATGTGCTCCTAGAATGTATAAGGGACGCATAGAATCTGTTGTAAGTAAATGTATTGGATTTGCAGATATGATTCAGCTAACGCATCTTAAACTGCAACAGGTAATGTCTAGAATGGTACCAGACGGTGTTTATTTAGATATGGACGGCTTAGCTGAGGTTGATCTTGGTAATGGAACTAATTACAATCCTGCGGAAGCATTAAATATGTATTTCCAAACTGGTTCTATTGTAGGTAGATCAATGACGCAAGACGGTGATATGAATCCAGGTAAAGTACCTATTCAAGAACTTAATAGTTCTAGCGGACTTGGTAAAATACAAGCGCTAATCCAAACATATCAGTATTATTTACAAATGATACGTGATGTAACAGGGTTAAACGAAGCAAGAGATGGAAGCACGCAAGATAAGAACTCATTAGTAGGTCTTCAAAAGATGGCAGCTAACGCATCCAATGTAGCAACTAGA